CCGACACCGAAATCAGTCATCCCAATAGGGATGCCGTCACTGAGCGCCGTACAAAACTGGGAAGAAGGATCCGTATGGGCGTTCCGCGCCTTGCAGGAACTACGGGCACCCAACTTTGAACCCACCCTCGATGAACTAATGGCCGAAGCGAAAGACCTGTTCCCATCCACGCCATCGCTGGGGTGGTGGGCTGATCTGCTGGGATCAGCACTGCGGGAATCCAACGGCATCGTTGACCCAATGGAACTAATGACGCTGCTCAGCAACAAACAACACGACTACGGGTACGACAACATTGCAGCATTCGGCCACCAAGGCATCGTGATCCGCTGCAACGACAAACTCGCCCGCCTCAGAAACCTAAAGAGCAAAGAAGTTCCCGCCGTGGAACCCGTCGCAGACACCTACTACGACCTGTGCGGATACGCCGTCCTCGCAGGAATGCTGGAATGGGGGCTATTCATGCTGACCCAAAAGCCGCAGTAACCATGCCCCGCTACCTGTACCGCTGCCCCAACTGTGCCCTGCAATACATAACCCGTCGCATCATCGCAGATGCCGACAATGAAAGTTGCGTATCCTGTGAAACCCCAATGGACCGAATCTTCACACCGCCAGCAATCTCATTCAAGGGTGACGGTTGGGGTGGAACACACCCCAGCTAATCAACGTCCAGTTCCGACGCTGCTTCCAACATCCCAAACAACGCAGCACACCGATCCATCACCCATTCAGCGGCAACAATGTTTCCAGCGTGCGCTTCATCCCACGCAGCCAACAACGACGAAACCTCGTCGCTATTCATCGTGATCAGAAACCCGATGTTGTAATCATCCACCCATTTGATGTGAGTGCCGTCATGGAAATCAAAAGTTTCGCGGGCCTCCTCTAAAGAATCAGCGACCCACCGATTGATGTCCTCGCCCTGATCGTGCATGAATGTCGCCCAAGCGACATCCATATCTTGATCAGCCACGCCGAAACCCTAACGTTCGTTCAACCGCGCTCGGGCAAACGCCTTGATCGCCGCAATCATCGACGCTGAAGCCGCAACCATCGCCGCCTCCCAAGTTGACCAATCCGTCACGATCAGCACCGCCAACCCTGATTCAACAGCGGTCCACACCGCCCGCTCTAGTGCATCGTTCCAATCCATATCCATCTCCTATTTGCCGAAAGTTCGTGGTCGAAAAGCGCCATTGCCGTAACCCATCTCTCTGAGCAGCCCAGCCACCAGCGACGGCTCCTCCCTATCGGAAACCGTAGGTTCATCAACTTCAGGTACGGACTCATCAGAATCAGGCACAATCAACCTCCTATAGAGTTGACTGCACTGTCCCGATCAGGAAACAAACAAGGCATCCCACACCGCAGTACCAACAATGCCGTTGGAGCGCATATGCCACTGAGCGTTCTGGAACGCCTGAACACCCTGCTTGGTGCGACGGCCAAACACACCGTCGGCCTTCCCAACATCGAAACCCAAGTCGTTCAACCTTGCTTGTACCGCCATAACACACCATTTGTGGTTCTTGCGCCATCTCCGCAACGGCTTCACAGCCACAAGTTTCCGCAACTCCCATAGAAACTCATGGAAACCTGTCCACCCAGACTGTCCACGTATACCAGAAACGCTCTCAGAGCCATTTACAGCCCCTCTGAGGGCCTCCAAGTCCAAACCACGGATCCAGTCCCGTAACGGACCCCCACAACAATCAGTGGCCTTGAAATCAGAATGCACCTTTAGCCACAAACCAACCCCGTACCGACGGAAAACCTCCGACAACAACACCCGCATCGCAGCCTGAGCATCCACAGGCCAATCAACATTGGAATCCCCCAGATAGGCAACAGCCACCGTTTTATCGTTCCAACCCTTAGTCGCACCGCCCTGATTCCAGCCACGACCCTCCCAGATGCGGCCATCGGCCGACACCAACCAGTTGTAAGCCAAACCACCAGCCCAACCACGCGTCACATGGTGATAACGGTCATGGGCAGCAATCATCCTGTCAGGCTCAATCTGAGAACCCGTCGTATGATGCACCACAATGCCTGCAACTTTCGACGGATCCAACGGACGCAACCTGTCACGCGGAACCAACCCACCCCACGTTTCCCGAGACACAAACGACAAGAACCTTGCCGCATATGCATCGTTAGCCTCCATACCCACTAGATGTTCCTCAGTTCCGAATCAATCTTGTCACGTATCATCTCCGAGAAATCTTCATTGTTGCGGCGAATCTGATTCGCCTTCTCATGCCTAGTATTTAGCCGTACAGAAATCCCAAACACCTGAGACAACCATGTAGTCACAATCCGAGACTCGTAACGACTCTCATTCGGTGCCATCCTGCGGAACCTACCCAGAAACGGCATCATCTGATCCATGATGTAAATGTCGTGATCACGAATCTTCCACTCGCCCTTGGAGTTCTTTTTAGCCTTCCCCAACGCACCCAACGATTCCATCAAGAAAGGAATCTCGTCATACACAATCGGAGCCTGCTGAAACCTGCCCGTAAATGGAATGTCTGCAAATACCTGCTTTTTGGACCAAATCTCAATCGGGAGTTTTAGGGGTGGAGCCATCATTTCACCAATGGTTCGCATAGGCGACGTAGGTTCCTTCGTGATCTGCACCAAAGACCGCCACGGCATATCAGGCAACGTGTACACCTGATTGCCCTGAGCAGTGAACGGCAAGCGGACACCCCAGTTCTCAGCGAAATAATCAGGAACAACACCCTCGCCTTCAGAACCCAACTCCAACTCTTTCTTCGCTTGCAACAGACGGCTCCACGCCTGCGGCTTGCGACCCATTGATTCAACCAACACTGGGATCACGTTCTTCTGCCAACGCCAGAACGGAATGACGCGCCGAATGTGGCGCTCAGTCAACGTCAATGACTCAGGCGAGTAATCAAAGTGGTACTTCAGGATTGATTCAACAGCGTCATCCAACGTACCGCCCTTCTGCATCACATCCATCCCCAACGCCCCACGCAACATGAACTCAACCCGCTCGTTGACGTTGCGCAACTGATAGAACGGAATGAACTCACTGGAAGCAGGACTCCACCGTCCCACGAGCCTCCCACCCACCGAAAACATTTTCTGCAACGACTCCAACGACGTATCAATCTCGCCAGCAACCTGACCCGACCTAGCAACCCCCGACTGAACAATCTGGTCAAAAATGTCCCAATCCGCAGCATCAGCGTTACGGAACCTGTTGATACCAAACGTGCCCTTCAAGCGACGAGTCTCACCAGCCTCCCTTAGACGCTTAGCCCCAAGCAGCAAATCGCCATCGCCCTCCTTCAGCGCCAACTTGTACATACCCCACACCTTGGAATGCTGCCCCATCTCCACGCCAGCAACTTGGGTATTGATCCAAGACCCCCCAAGGAAGTTCCTCATGGAGAACCCGCCGGGGCTGGATACAGCCCCGGCTTTCCACCAGCCCATGAACTTGTCGTACTTGGAGAAAAAGTCTTTCATCGCCGACTCATCATTGACGCGGTACAACGACTGGAACACAGCGTTCATCAACTCAGCGTCCTCACGCTTCGACGCGACCATTTCATAACCCGACATGCCCCACGGCCTCGCCGATTCGCCGCCCCACGTTTGACCTATCCGAGACGAATACATTTCCTGAAAGCCCCGCAACGCCCGCAAATCATTGAACTCTTTGACAGCCGCATGCGTATTGTCCAACGCCGACATGCGCTGAGTCAAAGAATCAGAATCCATCGCCAAACGAATATCGGCCCGCATCCTCTGAATCTGCGCCTCAATGTCCAACACCTCAGCCCTAGCCGCATCCACCGACGCATCCACCGTTTGGCGAACCTTGAGCAACTCAGCGGCAGCCTCATACTCCCGTTGAGCCAACCGCTTATTTTCATTGATCGCGTTCTCAATCCCCAACTGGCCCTCAGGAACCCTACGAGTCACAGGCTTCGGCACAGCCTTGGACGGCTTGTTCGGAACAACCTGACCAACCTTATTGACACGGAAAGGAACCCCAGTCGGCTGGAACGCCTCACCCTTCGGAGTGCCCGCCGTGCGAACAACCTTCGGAGCGTCGCCGTACCGCCCATCTCCCTTGAATGAATAAGGACGCTTACCGTCCGCACCCACAGGCCCCAGCATGGCCTCATCAAACACCCGCTGCGACTCAACGGCCTGAGCGCCAACCCTTACATTCTCAGCGGCCTCCTCAGACCCAATCAAAGCAGCCTTCGCCGCCTCAGCCTTAGCGACCGCCGTTTGCCCCTCACCGACCCGAGCCTTAGAAGCAGCCAACTCTTCTTCCTTGGCGGCACGCGCCTTGCGAGTCATGCCGCCACCAGACTTGGGGGTAGGTTGCCCCAACAACTCCTTATTTGCTGCCTTGAAGGAAGCGAGGCGCAGATCAAGGTCAGCCAACTCTTCGGCCATCTCGACAGCATCCTCGCTGTTGCGACCATACGCTTTCCGCACTTCCTGAAGGCGCTTGAACAATTCCTCACGATCATTTTTGAAAATATCTAGTTGATCCTTGGCAGCCTTGACTTGGGCTTTAGTGGCCTCAGGTGCCCCAGCCGCAAACCTGACACCCAACTCTCCCTCAAGGCGAGCCACCTGAGCCTGAGCCTCTTCCAACACCCCAGTGGCAGCCTCCAACGCCTCATCCACAGCAGCAACCGCCTCAGGATCCAACACCGTGCCCCGACCCGCAGCCAAATCATCAATCTTTTGAACCAACTCAGCCTGCCGCGCAGCAATCGACCCTTGTTCCCCCTGAACAATTGCGCCCGCGTCACCGACCTCTCCCGTCAGTTTCTCAACCCTCTTCATCTTCCCAGACCAATCCTTGATCTGGGAGTTCGCAGCATCCGACGGATCATGCCCCCGCAACACACCGAGAATGTCCTGAAGTTGCTGTACAGAATCATCCAAACCAGCGGCAGTCACCGTGCGAGCATTCAATGAACGAATAGCCGCCTCAACATCCTGAATCTGCTGAGTCAACGAAACAGTGATCCAATCACCAGTCCCCGTCGCCCCACCAGTCACCCGACTGTTCAACGCCTGCAACGTAGAAAACAACTCATCAATTGATGCCAAGGCGGCAGCGGCCTCGTTGGCCTCAGTCGTCAACGGTTGCAGCACCTCCGCGTACCGTGCCCCACCCTCCAAAATGGCATCACGGGCACCATCAGCCTGAGCAACCAACCCGCTGACCCGATCCTGAAGAATAGATACCTCAGCCAACAACGCCGCCTGCTGCTGCCCAGCATTATCAACACCTTCTTCAGCGGCCTGCGCCATCACCGCCGCCTTCGACTGGACACTGCTCAAGTTGTTACTTGCTGACTCCAACGCCGATGTCAACCGAGCCAAACGGTCACCCATAAACACCGACGGATCCTTGAACAACACGCCACTATCGGCCAACTGATTCACCATGTGCATACGCCCAGCCTCATCAGCCATCGAACGCAAATACCGTGAACCAACCTTCAAAAAATCGCCCTCATACATATCGGTAAACACATCGACCCCGACCCGATTCTCACCAATAGCAATCATCTGCTGCCGAACCGACACACCCTCCCGAGTCGATGCCAACTGCACACCCATGAACTCATCCGTTACACCCGACGCACGAAACAACGCCTCAAACTGCTTCGCTTCCTCCTCAGTCAAATCAGCCAACGTGCGGCGAACCCCCGATGCCGACCGAGCCGTCTGCTCCTCGACAAACTCATTCAACTTCTGACGGAAATCCGTCACCGTCAAATAGGTGCGGCGATGCAACGGCGACTGCTTGCCACCCAACGGAATCCCACCACGGCCACTTTGACTATTGAACACCGACCAACGACCATCATCCCCCAAGTACCTTGCCGCATACATATCGTCAGCAAACTCCTTGAGAACCTCCTCGCCCGCCAAATCATTGAACACCTCACGAGCCAATTCCCAAAACGCACGAGACTTGCCATGCAACTCCTGAGCATCCTTGAACGGCATCGACTTGAACACAGCAGGCAGATTCGGATTCAAGGCCACCCCAAATGGCCCAGACGGAACCAAAAACGGCATCTCAGAAGCCTCCTGCAACTCCGTACCAGTGACCCCGAGCCGCTTAGCCGTCAACACCACTTCCTCAATCAAAGGCTCCAACTGAGTCTTGAACTGAGAAGAAACCCTGATACGACCATTGTTCGCCCGCCGCAACTCAATCCCCGACAACACCATGTCAGGATTCTTAGAACTCAACAAAGCACGAATCGGTTGCTTCGTGTTCAAAGCAGCATCCAACGTCTTGATCATGCCGCGCTGGGTCGCCGCCCTAAGAGCGCGACCCGGCGCTGGCAACACCGCCTGAATCATTTTCGTGCCCCAAGGCAACACGCCATCCTTCGCAATGAAATCAGGAACTACACCCAAAAATCGCTTCGACTGCACAGGCATCTTGGAAGCACGCTGCGCAGCAACACGCACACCCTCCGACAAGCCACGGAACGTCGCCGTGTCCCCAGCGCGCAACAACCTCATAGCGTCAGCGACCTCATCAGCCGATGCCCCAACCTTGATTGCGCCAATCCACTCAGGTACCTGACGGGCACGACGCACATCCAACGCCTTCGTCAACTTGCCACCAGACAACATATTCAACGGCTTCTCAACCAAACCGCGCCCCACACGGCCCGTGCCAAATACCGTGGAACGCCACCCAACATCCAAACCAATCTCAGCCAACGCCTCAGCACCAGCAGCGGTACTAGCCCCCTTGGCCTGAGTGACCTTCACAGCCGCAGAAGTCAACTTAGAAGCCCGCTCAGTCAACTTCGCAGCCTCAGCCGTCTTACCAGAAGCACTCGCAGCCTTCGCAAGTTTGCGCAACTCCTCAGCCTTAGAAGTCAAAGCCAACGCAGTCTCACCACTCCGCGCCCCCCGCAAAGCCAACGACGCAGGAGCCAAATACGTCAACGGATCCAACGCCACATCACCCACAAAACCAATAGCGGCATCCAACCAGCCGTTACCAGTCTTTAGATCCCAATCCTCAAGCACCTCCCCGAACATCATGTTGTCGGCAGTCTGATCCCACCAATCAGAAGCCGAGAAGCCCTCCCCCTGAAACATGTCCGTCAACTCTTTGACACCAGACACAATCGCCGCACGCGGAGTATCAATGATTTCAATGGCTTTACCCAACGGACCCAGAAACCCGCCATCGGGTTTCGGGGCAGGCGGTGCCACAGGATCAAGAATGTTTGGCTGTACAGCAGCGGCCATAGCCGCCAAATTGATTGGGGGAGCCGAGTTCGACGCTGCACCGCCGCGACGCACGCCATCTTTGGAGATGGCTGCGACGAACTCTGAACGAGATCGCGATGCCATCCGCTAACTCGCTAACGCAAGGTATTCCTCAATAGCCCGAGGATCGGTTGCCTTATCAATCGGAACCATGATCTGTTGCCCTTGGAACATGATCGGAACCAGATTCAAAGGCTGGCTATTGGCGACATCCTGCTGGTACTTCAAGTACTGCATCGGATCTACAAAGTACTCTCCACCATTTGCCATCTCTACGGGAACCATGTTCTCGTAAGACGACCCAGACTGTGACCCATACAATGAGTCGAACAGCGACGGCAACAACCCAGTCTCACCAAAGCCCTGAGCGGCCCCCTCATTCAACCCCATGTAATTGCCAACCGACCCGTAGAAACCAGCCTGACGAGCCAATTCGGCTTGACGCTGAGCCTCAGCCTCGGCCTTAGCATCAGCCTCCTGACGCATTTGAATCAACTGCGCATAATTCTGTGCACCCAGACTGCCACCCATAGGATTGATCTGCTGCCCCGTCACAGGATCAAACGCCCCGACCTGTGACCGCAACGCGTTCTCAGCGGCAAACCTGTTGTTCGCCATCGTGTCCTCAAGGGACTGCTGGCTTGTCAACACATTTTCAGATATTCCCTGAAGC